ACCTCAGAGTCCATTAAAGCACCCGCGTTTGTTACATTGGTTGTGTTTGTTACGTCAGCACCCGGTGCTACTCCTGTGGTCGTTCCCACAGTTAAACCGGCTGCTGTGCCTGTTATATTTGTGCCAACCAAAGAGTTTGGTGTTCCCAAGTTTGGTGTCACAAGTGTTGGTGATGTCGCAAATACTAAATTGCCGCTGCCTGTTTCATCGCTTATAACACCCCTTAACTGCGTAGATGTTGTGGGTGCAAATTGTGATAATGGGGACGCGGTCTCACCGTAAGCATCTAAAGTTCCATCGAGTGTAGTAATGATTTTACTATCACCTATAAAAGTAGCACTCCCTATTGTGCTCCAACTAGTACCATTAGTAGATTGAACTAATTCACCAGAGTCACCAGGGTCAGGGACATTAGAGCCACCACCACCGCCGGTTGCAACGGTTGAAGGGCACCACTCGCCCGTCGCGTTCCCACTCCACGTTAATACTTGACCATCTGTGGGAGCAGCATTGCAAACCTGACCTACGTCACTTAGATTTCCAGTAAACTCGCCAGGGGCAGGAAGGGTAGACGGGCACCACTCGGTGCCGGAGAAAACTAATGCTTGACCCTGCTCAGGAGCCGTATCACAAACATCCCCTGCATCACTTAAACCAAGGGTAAACTCAACTAAACCCGACGCATTACCTGTATTATCATCATAAGCTAAAGCTAATGGAATCTTATTGTATGCCATTATTTAATGCCTTTCTAAGATCTATACTGTTCGGGGTCTGGCTTTCTCTTTCTCTTTTTACCCTTGGGTTCAAATTCTTCTTCTTCGTCTTCAAACTCAGACTCCTCTTCGTCCCCAAACTCGGATTCTTCTTCGTCCCCAAATTCAGACTCTTCCTCACCTTCGAAGTCGCCCTCATCGTCAGACTCTTCACCACCCGTCAGGTCTCCTAGAAGATCCTCAAGCTTGGAGAGTAGCGAGGTTAAGTCATCTTGCTCCATCTCTTCACCTTCCATACCTTCTTCGCCTTCGAAGCCTTCTTCAGGAGGCAGACCTTCTTCGCCTTCCATGCCTTCCATGCCTTCTTCGTCTTCAAAGCCTTCTTCAGGAGGTAAACCACCTTCAAGGTCAGGGATTCCTTCCCCGCCTTCAGGAGCTTCTTCAATATCACCGTTGGATAACGCTTCCTCCGTATCAACTTCGTCGGTTACTTCATCAGCAATATCTTGAGCATCCTCACCTGGGATACCCGCTTCAGCGTCCGTATCCATAGGGTCAGGGGATCCTAAAGGATCTTGAGGACCTTCCTCGGCTCCCATCATCGGACCCTCGGCTCCCATGCCTTCGGGAGGAACATCTGCCCCAGGAGCAGGCGCATCTTGCATTTGATCGGCAACATTATCAACAGCCGGACCCAACATCTTAAGAACCTGTCCAATCTTACCAAGGTCATCAGCGACCCTAGAAAAGTCCATGTAATCCATTAAGCTAGTTTCATTTAAACTAGCGGTGTAATCCGACTCAGTGAATATTTCATTTAAGAAATCAGCCAAGTCAATAGACTCGGACCCGTTCTTAGTTTTAAGTGATCTGGAGAACTCCATCAAAGTCTTTCTTATTAAAGACCCTGTAGGTGCGTGCTTTGCAATTTGACTCAGGATCTCAGCCTCAGTCATAACCAGCGTTCTAAAAGTAGGAACCTCACTCAGCTTACGAACGTCAATACCATACTTCTCATTTAGTATTTCAAGAACATATCGCTTGACCGGACCCTTCATCTCAAATATCTTGCTTGTAAAGAGGTTTAAATCTTTATTAGATACTCTAACCTCATTTAGCGAAAGGCAGTTTTGAATAAGACTAGACAACTGCTTCTTAGTTGCTAAAGCAAAGTAAGGAGCTTCCGAGACAACCTGGGCTACCTGATGGCGCAAGTCTTCTTCGTTGCTTTCAAAGACCATGGAAGCCAAGTCTTGGACGCTAGAGTTCTCAACCCAAATACGATCAAAGCCTTCCTTAGCCTCTAGTAATTCCTTTTGAATAAGTTCTTTCCTGCACAAATGCTCGTAAAGGCTAGACTTACCTAACACCTTCACTTCAAATTCCTTATTCTCTTGAAGCTGCTTTACAGTCATTCTAGGAAGGTCAAAGGAGGTCGATACTAAAGCAGCTAGCTTCATACCGTTTCTAATACCTGCGGATTGAATAACGCTCTTGTTCTCCTTAAGGAAGGCAATGAGCTTATCCTTGATCTCACCCAGCCGTTGGAACTCAGGAGAAGATACAATTTTGGTTTGTTCGCCAAACCTTTCAACCTTCTCTTGAAGTCGTGTCTTTATTCTATCGTAAGAAAGCTTGGTTTCAAACATAGAAAGAATCTTATCAAACGACCCTTCAGCAGACTGGTAGTCGTCTTCAAGTAGATCAGAAAGCATCCCCATTACCCTTTTATCAGTAGCGGATTCAAATACTTTCCTATCTTCAAGAACAGATGAGTCTTCTACGAGGATCTTCGATAACTTTAAAGTAGGCTTAAATGAATACTTGCCGGTTACCACTGATCCACTTTCAGTTAAGTAGGTGGCAACACCGTCCTCAACATTAAATAGCTCAACGTTTTCTCTCAGCGTTCTAGCAAGAAAATCCCCTATTTTAATAAGGTTACTGAACTCTTTTCCACGATTCTCAATAAGGTTGGTTAACATGACTTATAAACTCATCAAAATTATTTAGCTGGGCGATCTGGTGTGCTACGGTTAAAATGCTCTTGCGTTCCTATTTCTTCTAGTAGTTTTAAGAGTTCTTCATCACACCCAGCCTCTAAGGCTAGGTTTTGCATAGCTTGAATATCAATGGCTTCCATCTGAGGTGGTGGTGCGTTCTCAGCCGATTCCATTGGTTCTCCTGGTGGTTCTCCCATACCAGGATCCATCATTGGATCGCCTCCCATCATTGGATCTCCACCTCCCATAGCCATAGCAAAGGCAGGATCTTTCTGATCTTCCTCAAGGCCCTTCTTAGCTTCTTCTATTTCATTATCCGACATCTGATAGTAGTCCTTGTAAATCTTCTCCATAGGGAAGATACCTAAACCTTTCACAGCCTGGACAACTCTAGCCTTTTGCTCGTCAACATCCAATTGACGCTTTAAAGCCATATCGGAAGGAGCAGGCAATTTTATCTTTAATTTAGAAATTAAAGTATTTGGGAACCCTTTCAACATCAAGTGACGTTTTGCTATAGTCTCCAAACCAATTTCTAAAGACTTTTGAATTCTAGTGATAACTCTAGCAAACTTTACATCAAGTTGGGAAAGGTTCGCCTTGCGCTCAGGTGATTGATCCTTTTCAACAATGTAGTCTTTTGGAATCTTCAAAGCAGCAAGAAGCTTATCTCTGAAGTATTTTACATCGTCAACTTCTCCAAGGTTATCAGCACCTTGAAGAGTTTCAATCTTTGTTCCAGACCCCTTTCCATTTACAGCAATGTAGAAATCCTCATCAGCAGCAAGAGCATTGAAGTTCTCTTCAATATTTCCTGACTGTGCGTTGAAGCTCTTACGCTTCTTAAATTTATCCATCTGCTTCTTAATATGCATTTCAGCTTTTGAAGAAGGGAGGGACCCAGTGTCTATGTAGAATATACGACGCTCTGGGGCACGAACTAGACGATAGATGAGCATTGCATCCTCCATCATCTTAAGGCTCTTGTAGGTGACTCTGCCCGCCGCAGCAACACCCTTACCGTAAGGGTAGTGGGTAGGATCTGAGGTGTGAAGTCTAAAGTGGATGATCTGACCAGGGTCTAGGTTGATCATATTAGCATCATCTAGATTAGGACCAATAGACCCATAGGAAGTCCACTCATTCTTTTTTGGAATTTCTTGGAGGAATTGTTTAAGGTAACCAAACTCATCCTCTACCCGAAATATAAAGTTTGGATTCAGTATCTTAATACGTTGAATGCCTCTTTTGGCTTCGTTCAGGTCAATAATAGTTTCGAGAAAGATATCACCATACTTTACAGTATTCCTTGCAATATCCCAAAGGTAACGCCCCATGTTGATTTCTTCAAACAGGTGTTCGACCTCTACCTTAGTCATCTCATCATCGGTTACAACGTTCCACGAAGTTCCGTCTATGTTTTCTTGGCAGCAATCATCCGAATAAATATCAAAGGCAGAAGATATCTCAGGATAACCATCCATGTCTTCATATTCCTTATACCTCTTTTTCCTATCACCCTCTAATGCAGGAAGTATAGGGTAGAAGGTTTTTTCATGCCCAAACTCCGAAGGGATCGTAATTACTTGATTTGACTGTACAGTATCGCCCTGTAAAGGCTTAGGAGCGGATACCCTTCTTTTTGTGAGTGGGTCCTCGTATTGATCGTCCTTTACGTCCTCTACTTCCCTAGCAAAGAACTTTTTAAAGAACCTTCCAATCAACCCGTAGGTTTTGTTGTAAGGGGATTGGGGATCGGCAAATTGGGTAAACCCTTCCGCAGCTTCTCTTATTTTCCTATCAGCCATTTAATGTTCTCTTCGGTCAGTTCATCCGTGGATGTCTTTACTTTATATGTATAGCTATTCTGGAGCGTAAGGGGAGTATAAGAAGCCTCTTCTGTCCTTTCAATGTAAGCATTTCCTCTTAACCCATTAAAAATATGCACAGCAGTTGCAAAAGACATGATTAAGTCATCATGGCAGTTGGTATCAGGCTTCACTTTGCCAGTATCAGGGTCAATAACGAAAGTTAAAAGTTCATCCACGAATCTCTCCGAGTTAATTAAAACTCTCCCCGATCTAATACTATGCTCCATATCGGCAAGTAAATTCTCTTTATTCTTCTGAGTAATCAAAATTCCAATCTCTCGCTTATCATCCATAACCAGATTTTCGTATTCCAACTCTTCTTTTAAGAAGTAAATCAGGTTATTACCAATTCCGTTCCTTTCAGGGCATACGAAAGCAGTATTGTAAAGATTAGCCTCGTCTGATATAATCTTGGCGAACTCATTTATGGGAGTCCTGTTAGAATAAAACTCAGCTACTTGCCTACCATTATAGATGTCGATGATATGGAAAGCTGAGTAATCACGGTCTCTCCCTATGGAAGGGTCAGCAGCTACGACATACTCATGGTTTGGAAGAGGGTCTTCCCAAATACGCATACGATTATTATACTTGATCCAATAATCCTTGTTACAATTCTCTTTCAGGCTACGAAGAATCTCACCTTCGATATAAGTTGCACCAGTTCCTAGGAAGCTACTCTCATACTCCTGCTCCCATTCTTTGAAGCTGTGTTTCCTTCGGGTGGAGGACTCCCAGTTATCAACATTGATAGGAGGGTTATACTCTTCCATTTGCTTGTATAGCCACTCAAACCCCTCATGCCTCTTATATTCAGGGTGCTCCTTCCATGTAATATCAATAGGATGGAACCCATTAGAATTTTCAATAGCTTGGGTATACATTTTGTGGAACCAGTTTCCTGTACCGTTTACGGTAGACAAGCATACAACACGACCACCCGTCGAAGTTGTTGGCCCCACTGCGGCCCAAATAGTATCAATAAACTCAATGAAGGCAGCTTCGTCCAAAATAAGGAGTGAAGCTGAAATAGAACGACCTGACTGCTTGCCGGAAGCTTTAGATTGAATGGAAGACCCATTTTCAAAGGATAAAGTATGATCGTTATTCTTTAGCGTCTTTGGCCTCAACCAGAAGGGAAGCTCCTCGTACATTATTTTTATCCTAGAAATAACTTCTTTAGCCTCTGCATCACCCTTGGAAAGAATGGCTACCCTCTTGTTCGGATTAAACAAGCAAAAATGAAGTGCGTAAGCAGCCATTAAGGTGGTACACCCAGCTTGACGGAACTTTCTAAGGATCGTTAACCTGTGATCCTGGAACTCAGTTAAAATTCTAGACTGGAAGGGATACAGTTTAAAATTGACCATACCCCGCATAGGGTGTACAACTTTGATGTATCTAGAGGTAAAATATTCACAACTTTTCGAACATTTTTCAAACTCTTTTTTTATGTCCTCAATCGTTGGACTATTATTCATTATATTAAGATTGGTTTAGTGGAGGAACAAATGATCTACCTAAGTATATGTACCCGAGACAAGCACAGCAAAGCATTACTTGAACTAATGCATTATAGTAAGAGTCTTAATACTACCTTAAGTAATCACGCAAACTATGTTGTAGCGCATAATGCTTCCTCAATCTACGAAGGGCATTCTAATAATATAAAGGAACTTGAAGAAAGAGCATCACCCCTTAAAGATAACGATATAATTGTTTTGGTTCACGATGATGTAGAGATTCTCTCTGCCCCAGCCAAGTTTTCTTATCTTGCGTCTTTAGCAGCCAAGCCAGGGGTTGGATTTGTAGGAGTTGCTGGAGCCTGTAATTTCACCAAAAATGGATCGTGGTGGAATGCTCGCCTTTCCGGGGAAGCTAGAGGCTTTGTCTGGCAGGGTGATAATGAAGTAACGATGACCCCTAACTACTTTGGTCCCGCAGGGCAAGTTGTAGTTCTTGACGGATGTCTCATTGCTGCAACATACAAGACCTTAAAAGATATTGGACTGTCCCAGCCTGATTATTTATCTAGTGGATGGGACTATTACGACATCCACATGACCTTTTTAGCACATTATAAGGGCTACGCCAACTACGTAGTGCCTATAATGATACGACACGAGAGTTCAGGCCAGATGCGAGAAGGTTGGTATCAGGCCAAAGATGAGTTTATGAGGAAGTGGGGGGTTGCTATCCCCTGTAGACTCCCTGTAGATAAGACCCAAGGATTACCCATATGAGTGACTTAGTAGATGTATTAATTTGGATTTCGGCTACGTTTGGAATGACTACAATTATTGTAAATTCCACTCTTATGCACCCAGTAAGAGAGTTTCTTACTAAAAACATACCCTTCCTAGGAAAGCTAATCAATTGCTTCCTGTGTACATCCTTTTGGGTTGGAGTGTTCTGGGCTACCTTGCACTGGGATCCCTTTCACCAATTTGGGACCGGAACCTTCCTTAGCGCATTTTTTGCAGGGTGTGTAGGGTCTGCGACTTCTTGGATTGTCTACCTTAACATCTACCCTCTAATGGCCGGGAAGTAACACTTTGCGAGGTCAACAGCCTCCAGAACAGTTCGTAACAGGTCTTAGACCAAACTTAATTAGTAGTAACATAATATCCTCCAAGAGTATTTATGTGGGAAGATAAAGTTTACATGCTAAGGAACTCAGGATTTAAAGCTATATAATAATGATGATTATGAAACTACTATGTGTTGCTTTGCTAGCAACTTCTCTGAATGCTCACGGAGGTCAGTATCGCGGTCCTGGTGATGTAGTTCCCCCCGGCCCTGGTGGCGGTAATACTGGAAGACCCTCTGGCCCCACTACGGGTGGTCCTGCTGGACCTAGCACAGGAATACCACCTGGGCCTCCTACGGGTGGTCCTCAGGGGCCTGCGACAGGTGGACCTACTGGACCAAGCGCACCTGGAAGAGGCCCTGTAACCGGCGGCAGGGGATCCAGACTAGGACTTGATCTTACTCAATGGTCGTTCTGGTGGGAGTTTAATAAGGATCCCTTTATCCACCTAAAGAATGCCGTTCACAGTAAAGGCCCTCAAACAGGATCGGATGACTTCTACTTAGGTAGCACACGAAAGTCTGCACATAACAGCCTAGCTCCGACTAAGGAAGATAAGTTGGATATCCTCGCAACCCTTCGTAGGGCAATGAAGTCCACTAACAACAAAGATATCATCTCTGCTTGCATGATTGCTATGGCAAAGGTTGGAATGGATCACCCAGAGTTTAAGCTAAAGGATGTATTCAAACCTTACTTAAAATCTCTTAATCAAGAAGTTAGGGAGACTGCTGCACTGGCACTTGGGATTGCCGCTCAAACCGAATCGGATGAGCTTGATATCCTCATTGCATTGGCACTTGGAAAAGAAGTCAAATAATATATAATAATATGCGTAACAAACTACCAAACATCCCAGAAGCTAACATCCCCAATGCTAATGACTCCAATCTTGAGTCAATCGCTGCCTTTGATCCTGTTGTCAAACCAGAGACAGTGTTCAATATTAAAGCAGATAGCATGATTGCCAAACCTCAGTTGAAGAACTGGAATCCTATAGCTAATGCCATGGCTGACGCTCAGGGCGTAGAGGTTGGGTCTTGGTCTTGGATGTTGGGTGGCATCGCGCCTTACTCTGGTTCATCTGGCTCACAATCGAGCTATGGCTGGAGACACACCCATAAGCTAACCCCGCATTATATCCGATCGGTGTTGGCGAACTATGGTCACCGTCGTTCTTACTACTCCAACGCGCCGTTCAGGCAGTTTGGCTATGAGGCTGCTGGTAGACCCCATGGATGGACACCTGAGTCCCCTGGGGATATGCCAGATGGAACTGCCGTCTACATGGCAAGCAGAGGCCCTGTCACAGTTACGGGTCCTGACGCAGAGCACTTTTGGCTCACACCATTGTTTGCGCTTATTGATGACCCAAACCCAATCCTGGTTGAGACTGGTCTGGGCAACAAGCTACATTCAAA